GACCAGTTCACATTGTGAGTACCTGAGCCTTTTTCTTGTACCTTAGCGGAAGAAACAATCAAAACTAAAATGAGCACTTGCGGCATTTATAGGATTGAGATAGGCCCGTATTTCTACGTTGGAAGCTCTGTAGCCATTGAGAAAAGACGGTCGGTACACCGAGGCACGCTTGAAAGAAGGCGGCACCACAACGTCAAGATGCAAGCTGTCTTTGACAAGTACCAGGACTTCAACTTCAAGATAGTGGCAACCTGCATGAAGCAGGAACTACGTACGGTTGAGCAGCAACATATAGACGCGGTAATTGATGACCAGCGGTGCATGAACATCAAGAAGGAAGTTGATCACAACCCGGGCGGATGGAACGCACAACGCATGCACTGGAACGGTTGCGTGCGAGCGAGCTTGGTGGATGCGGCGGCATCAAGCAAGTACAGCATTGCAAGCGTCAGAAAGTACATGGCGCAAGGATGCACAAGCGACGAAGACATTGAGTTGCGCAAGCACGCCGAGCTCATTCAACGCGAAGAAGCCAAACAGCCAAAATGGAAAGGCCCGAGATATTGTGAGTTGAAGGTCTATTACAACGGCCGCTGGTGGAGCACTTACAAGGAACTGACCGACAACAGCATATTTGGGTGGACTTATTTGGGCAAGGCTTTGCAGCGTGGCTATAAGTCAGATGAAGAAGCGGCGGCCATGCGCTACAAGGTGCGCAAGCCAATGGTAAAATGGGAGCGCCCGGCCTTGGTACGCAACCCTGTGCTGGTCATTCAAACCGATGGCAGTGAGCTGTTATATCACAGTACAAAAGCCGCAGCCAGAGCGCATGCTGTATGCCGCAAAGGACTACGCAAAAACTTGACACAAGACGGCCGCTATGTACGACACGACCTCACTATCCTACCTTTGACCAAACAGGAGTACCATGAACGGCAAGCAAAAGGAGCGGTTTGAAAAGCGGCTGCAGGAGTATGGCGCATCGACCGAAATCACGCCCGGCATTGAGGCGCTCATTTGGACACTGGCTTGCGTCGAGATTGAGGAAGAAACGCTTCAGGATTACGTGAACGAAAACGGCACCTGCTACGCGGTCGTCGGCAACAGTGGGGACATTTACAACCGAGCCCGCCCAGAGTGGCAGCAGCTCAAGGAGGCCCGCCTACGCAAGCAAGCCTTGATTGCAAAGATTGAGCAGAAAGCGAAAGGCGTGGAGGACAAAGAGACCGACGTGGAGACCTACTTCGGGTGACCGACTACCACTACGATGCAGCCGCCGCAGATCGTGCGGTGAACTTCATCGAGCGCTTCTGCACCCACGTCAAGGGCGAGCTCGGCGGCAAGCCGTTCCTGCTCGAGCCCTGGCAGAAGGACGACATCATCCGCCCGCTGTTTGGGTGGAAGCGGCCCGACGGCCGGCGCAAGTACCGCACCTGCTACGTCGAAATCCCCCGGAAGAACGGCAAGTCGAACCTCTCGGCAGCCATCGCACTGTACATGCTGTTCAGCGACGGCGAGCCAGGTGCCGAGGTTATCTCGGCTGCTGGGGACAGGCAGCAGGCCAACATCGTCTTCAGTGTGGCGCAGGAGATGATCCACAACAACCCCGAGCTGCGGAAGCGGTGCAAGGTGCTGCGCAACTCTGTGGAGTACAAGTCGAGCTTCTACAAGTCCATCAGCGCCGAGGCCTCCACCAAGCACGGCTTCAACTGCCATGCGGTAATCTTCGACGAGCTCCACACCCAGCCGAACCGCGACCTGTGGGATGTACTCGTCACGTCGACCGGAGCCCGCACCCAGCCTCTCATCATCGCCCTCACCACAGCGGGCCACGACCGGAACTCCATCTGCTGGGAGGTGCACGAGTACGCCCGCCAGGTGAAGGCCGGCACCCTGGTGGACGAGACGTTCCTGCCGGTGCTGTACGGCGCGGAGCCGGACGACGACTGGACACAGGAGGAGACCTGGCAGAAAGCGAACCCGGGCTACGGCAGCATCTGCCGGAAAGAGTACTTCGAGCAGGAGGTGCAGAAGGCCAAGAACGTACCCAGCTACCTCAACACGTTCCTGCGGCTCAACCTCAACGTGTGGACGACGGCCGAGACCGCGTGGATCCCCGACGACATCTTTATGCGCGGTGCCGACCCACTCCCGCCCGACGAGGTGCTGCGCGGGCTGCCTTGCTGGGGCGGCCTCGACCTGGCATCCACCACCGACCTCACGGCGTTTGCGCTCTTGTTCCGCGACGACGAGGCCGACTGCTTCTACCTCAAGGTTCACCAGTTCGTCAACCAAGACAAAGCCGAAAGCAAGAAGCTGAGCGCGGGCATCGACTACATGCGCTACGCCAAAGAGGGCCACATCACCGTGACGCCCGGCAACGTCACCGACTTCCGCATCGTGAAGGAGCACATCCTCGAGGCGGCCGGCAAGTACGACCTGCGCTCCATCGGATACGACCCGCGCTTCAGCACCTACATCGTGAGCGAGCTCATCAGCGAAGACGTCGACATGCGCCCAATGGCGCAGAACATCACCACCATGAACGGCCCCACCAAGGAATTTGAGATGCAGGTGATGCAGGGCAACATCGTGCACGGCGGCAACGAGGTGCTGCGGTGGCAGATGGGATGCGCGGTGGTGTACACCGACGTTAATGAGAACAAGCGGGTGACCAAGGAGCGCAGCGAGACCAAGAAGGTAGACGGCATCATTGCCTCCATCATCGCCATGAACGAGTACAGCCATTTCCGCACGAGCGGCAGCGGCGAGGAGTTCTGGGGCGTTATTTCGCTTTGAGTACTTTTGGCGCACATGGCTACTATCCTCGAGCGCCTCGGCATCCAAAAGCGGGCCCGTGTGGGCAAGTTCGACAGCGCCACCATCGCGCGTGAGCTGGGCGTCTTCATGAACACCGGATCGGGCGTCACCGTCACCGAGCAGGGCGCCCTTGCGCTCTCGACCGTCTACGCGTGCATCTACCGTATCTCTTCCACCTGTGCGTCACTCGCCCTCAACATCTACCAACGCAGCGGGCGCGAGGTGACCTTGGCGGAGAGTCATCCGGCATTTGACCTGTGCCGGTACGAGCCCAACGGCTACCAGACCGCGTACGAGTTCTGGGAGGCGCTCTACACCCAGGCGCTCATGTACGGCGTGGGCTACGCCATGATCACCCGGGACAACCGCGGCGACGCCACCCAGCTCGACATCCTCCACTACTACGACGTCGAGCCCAAAATCATCGCAGGGGAGAAAGTGTACGTCGTAAAAGACCTGGGCATCGTGCGCCCGGAGAACATGCTCGAGCTTGCGAACCACGGACGCATGAGCCCGCTGCGCATGCACCGGGAGAACCTCGGCCTGGCCAAGGCGGTGCAGGACTACGGCGCCGAATACTTCGGCAACGGTGCACGGCCTACTGGCATCCTCGCTCCCGAGCAGCCGATGAAGGCGGAGCAGCTCGCCCAGCTTGCGAAGTCATGGAAGGAGAGCAGCGACGCGGGCGTGAAGCTGCTGTCGTACGGCATGAAGTACCAGGCGCTGACCATCCCGCCCGACGAGGCGCAGTTCATCGAAACGCGCAAGTTCCAAGCAGAGGAAATCTGCCGCATCTTCAGTGTGCCGCCCGACCTCGTGCAGGTGCCGGGCCAGTCGACCTTCAACAACGTCGAGCAGCAGAGCATCCAATTCGCTCGCCACACCATCACGCCATGGGCGGTACGGCTGCAGCAGGAGGTAGACCGCAAGCTGATTCAGTCCTTTCAGCGCCCGCAGATCTACAGCCGCCACGACATGACCGACCTGTACCGCGGCGACATGGCGGCCCGCGCGAACTTCTACACCCAGATGCTGCAGGCCGGCGTGGTCTCCATCAACGAGGTGCGTATGAAGGAGGATATGAACCCGGTGACCGGCGGCGACGTGCACACGGTGCAAGTCAACCAGATTGCCCTCGAGTACTTCGGCCAGTACAGCGAAAAGCTCGCCCACGAAAGCAGCGAATCGAGCGGCATGGAAACGCAAGAACACAACGGAAACAATGACACAGACAACGACAACGCCTGAGGCGCCCGAGCAGGTGCGCTCGCAGTACGGCGAGGCGGTGGAGCTGCGCGTCAGCGAGGTGCGTGCCGCCTCCGACGACACCCTCACCGTCAGCGGCTACGCGGCCGTATTTGACGACATCACCGACATCGGCTACTTCAAGGAGCGGATCGCCCGCGGAGCATTCGAGGGCGTCATGCAGGACGACGTGCGGCTGCTCATCAACCACACCGGCGTGCCGCTGGCGCGGACCACGAACGGCACCCTCGACCTCGAGGTGGACGACACCGGCCTGCGCTACACCGCGCGGCTGGCTGACACCACCGAAGGCCGCGACCTGTACAAGCTCATCAAGCGCGGCGACATCTCGCAGAGCTCCTTCGCATTCACGATTGCGGATGAGGACTGGGACCGCAAGGCCAACCTGCGGACCATCACCCGCATGGGCGCTTTGCTTGACGTCAGCCCGGTGACCTACCCTGCTTACCCGACCACGACGGTGGCGGCCCGCGCTAAGGCGGCCGGCCCAGAGGACGAGGTGGTCGAAGAAATCCTCGAAGCCATTGACGCACCCGTAGAGGCTGCGCAGGCCGAGCCAGAAGTACGAAATACCCCTATCTCACCAGTGCATAAATTAGCACCCAATAAACCCACCCACACCATGAACTTGAACGAGTTGAAGGCGCTCCGCGCCAAGAACTACGAGGAGCACGTCGCCCTCGTTGAAGGTACCGACCGTGACGGTCGTTTGATGACTGAAGCAGAAGAGCAGCGCGCCGCGTGGCTCGTCGGTGAAGTCGAGGCATTGGACAAGAAAATCAAGCACCGCGCAGATCACGAGGCCATGGTGGCACGGATGGTCGGCGGCGAAGCTGTGAGCAAAGGCGAGCAGCGCGAAGTCGAGCGCGTGAACGGTCAGTTCTCTCTGAGCCGGGCTATCATGCAGGCAGCGAACGGCCGCTCCTTGGAGGGCGCCGAGGCGGAGTGGGCGCAGGAGGCACAGCGCGAGATGCGGTCCCAAGGCTTGCAGGCAGTTGGCCAGGTGGCTATCCCCACCAAAGCTCTGTACCGCGCTTCTGCTGACAACTTCACGGCCGGCGCTTACGGCGCTACGACGGACGGTGCAGCATTCGTATCGGTCGGCGTTGGCGCAGCTATCGAAGCACTGCGCGCTCCCTCTGTCATCGAGCGTTTGGGCACGACGGTGATCCAAGGCGCAACGGGCAACTTGAAGTTCCCGCGCGTATCTGTGCCGGCAGTCGGCACGGCAGAGACGGAGGTTGCAGCGAACGACGCCTCGACGCTCGAGTTGGACGAGGTAACGCTGTCTCCTCAGCGCGTATCTGCGAAGACCACCTACTCGAAGCAGCTCCTGCTTCAGGGCGGCAACGCAGTCGACCTGCTTATCGCGCAGGAATTGCAGAACGCAATGAATGCATTTATCGACACCAAGGCGTTTGACACGCTCGACGGTGCCACGATGAACGACCTGACCACGGCGGGCGCCACCAACACGGTGATGAACGCAGCCCTCGCAGTGGCGATGGAGGCGGCTGTCCTTGCAGACGGCGCCGACTTGAGCAACTGCTTCTACGTCATGAGCCCGTACGCGTACCAGTTGGCCAAGAACCAGGCGCAGGTGTCTAACGTTTCGGCGTTGTTCGACCTGGTGTCTGGCACCTTCAACGGATACCGCGCCATCGCAACTCCGTACCTCACGGACGCGACGGCCGGATCCGTCGGTCAGATGCTGTTCGGTAACTTCCAACAGGGCGCTATCCTCGCCTACTTCGGAGGTATCGACTTGCTCGTCGACCCGTACAGCGCAGCTGGCAACGCGCAAATCGTCCTGCACGTGAACCGCTTCTTCGACTTCGACACCCGCCAGCCGAACGCGCTCGCGAAGTGCAACGACGTCGCGGCATCTTAAGGATAGCTAACACGATATCAAAGGCCCGGGGCACTCCCCCGGGCTTTTGTATTTTCGGCCCATGATGACAGTGACCATCACCAGCGCGCCAGTGCTCAACGACATCGTGACGGTGGCGGCGCTTAAGGAGTTCCTCCGCGTGGACCACGCCGACGAGGACACGTACATCACCGCCCTGCGGCAGGTGGCCATCACCTACGTCGAGGCGATGACGGACACGCGCCTGGGCGACGTGACGGCGGTGGGCTACATGGACAGCTTCTACCCGACCCGCATCCCCATCGGGCCGGTGGCCTCCATCAGCAGTGTGACCTACCTGTCGACGGCCAACACGCTCCTGACCTTGGATGCCTCGAAATACTACTACGATCTTCAAACGAAACCCGCCAGGCTGCAGTGGGTGAGCCCGCCCGACCTGTACACCGACGCGCTCAACAGGGTGCGCGTGAACATGACGGTGGGCTACGCCGAGGCTGACATCCCGACGCCGCTGCTGCAGGCGGTGCGCCTCATCGTTGGGCACCTGTACGAGAACCGGGTCGAGGAGGTTACGGGCACAATTACCACGCGGCTGAAGCTGGGCATCGACGCCCTGGTCAGCCCCTACCGGGTGCTGCAATGAAGTTCGGCCGGATGGACTCCCGCATCGTCATCGAGCGGGCGACCTTGACGACGAACGCGTACGGCGAGCGGGCGCAGGCATGGACCACGCTGGCGACCGTGTGGGCCGACGTCATCTTCCGCGAGGGTTCCGGCAACGAGGCGATACAGAGCTTGCAGCTTATGAGCAAGCAGCCGGTGCACTTCATCATCCGCTACTCTACGACGGTGGCGGCGGTGACACCGAAG